CACTCTGAATACTCAAATGATAGCGGCAACACGAACACGCCACCGCGCTGGAATGGTTCCATTGTTTGAGGGCTAGTTGTTATGCGAATGGCATCCACTAATATTGAACCTCTGGTAAACTCAGCTTCAACCAGTCCGGCTATATCCGTTAGCTGTTTAATGCCGTTGTTCTTCTTGTTGCACACGTTTATCTGGCCAATACCGCGACGGAAAACCTTTGTATCATTCAGGCCGTAATCGCGGTCGTTCGGAGCAATGGATAGTTCAAGCCATGCACCGCTAGATGGTTCTGTAAAATCAAATCCGATGTTATTAATTGGCAGGCTGTTAGCCGTAGCGAATGCCTTAGCTTTGTCCATTAGTGCTATGTGTAGCTGCGATAGTGTTGTCATTCTCTTAACGTCCTACTCATTAATAATCCGGCGTTTTTGGCCACTGTGTACTGCCAATTCTGCGCAGCCTTTCGCATAAATTTAAACCGGTTCTCCATCGGCTTGGCATAGTTAGCCGTCCATCCGAAATACAATGTTTCACCGACTCGCCAGCGGTTAATGGTTGTAACCGTCTCGCCTGCGTCCCAGTTTTGCACGGTGTAGCCTTCTGGCTGCTCGTCTGGGCCAATGGGTAGGCGCCCAATTGCGGCCTGCCCTGAGTTGATTAAGAAGCTTGTATCAATCGGAGTGTTACCGCCTTTGTTATAGTCGGTCTGCGCCTCTCGGATGATCTCTTGTGCAGACTGCTTGAAAACAGCCTCGATACGTTCGTTGCTGGATGATATGAATTTGTTAATGTCGGCGGTGAATGTCATTTAAACCCCTCCATCCTGACCTGTCGGCCAATAAAATCTATTGTGATTACATTACGGCAACGGCACTGGATTAGCTGCTTACCGGGTGCGCCTAGGCTGTTATCACCCGGGTACATCGCCTTGCTGCCATCTGGGAACACATATTCTTCTTCGATTGGAATGCCATCCTTGTAATTGGCCTCCATCTGGAAATGATCTAGGCGGGTTCGTTTATCGCCAGTCGCGTCCCATGACTTCTTGGCATCCTGCGAATCCAGCTCGCCTTTAACCATGGCCTGCTCAACAGCTTGGAACTGGCCAGCACGCAAAGCATTAATGGATTCAGTGCGTGCGATAACATCGCCTCGGTATTTTAACGCCTTGCTTTGCATTTGAGTGATAGCGTTATCAACCTGCGCCTTTGTTAGCGGCTTGCCGTCTTCAATGGCTTTACGAACGATTGAGTCGTAGCGCTTGTCTCGAAGCTCACGATTGAAATAGTTGCGGTCTAATTCTAGTAGCTCATTTCGTGCCTTATTAACCCATCCGGCCTGCTGTGTGGTTAGGCCCACTGTACCTCCAGCCCGCTTACCTGTTGCTGGATTGTACCGACCTACTAGGTCAATAGCCGTGGTGCGTGGGTTATCACCAAGCTCTAAGCCTCGCTGCAGTTGCTGTTTAACCATCTCAACTTGGTCATCGACAACCTCTGTTAGAAACTGGCTAGACTCGCTGCGTATCCATTCGATAGCACTAGGCGCGGACATATTAAAACGAAATCCGACACTGCCTAGGTCGGTGGGTATGCGCCCGATCTGCTCAACGCCTGTTAAACCTCCTGTCCTGTACGCTTGGTATATTTCATCGTCTACCTGCTCAAACGCAGCACTGTCAATACCCAGCAAGCGCACCACCGCGTCACTGTCTTGGCGTGCTATTGCGGCTTCAAATTCTTTAAGTGTAACACTGTTTTTTATATCAGACACAGACGAAGCAAAGGCGCGTAGCATGTCGCGTTCTTTTTGTTGTGCAATTAAGTCTAGATTAATAGGCATAAAAAACCCCTCGATTGAGGGGATTATAGCAAGAATGGGCTGTGTGGGCTATTTGCCTTTCTATTACTCCCTTCTAAAAATACCAGAAGTTGCATAACAATTACTATTTGAAACTGTGTCCAAGCTAATTAGCTTGTACCCTTCACCTTCTAGGCGTTCTATAGCTCTCACAACGTGAGGCGACTTTATTAACTCTTTATGGAAATCTGAAACACTAGCAGATATAGAGTTAGTATCATTTGATGAAAGTACTTCAGTTATGTAGTGGTATTTCATTTTATTGCTCCTTTTGTGCCAACTAAACGATCAATTTTATAGGCACAGTGGAAATGCAGCTAAATTTTTTGCCGTCAGCCCTAAAATTTTCAATAGCATCAACATCGACACTGACAAATTCAAGCCCCGTATCCCTTGAAAGGTCAGATAAGATCTTGCACACATCTTCCTCGGCTTTCTTCTTTTTTTCTAATGCTTCTGTGATTTCCATTATTACACTCCTCTTATTAGCCTCCCATTTAATATACACCAGTTTGGCGCTATTGCAACTACCCTTTAACAAAAATCACCCACGCAACAGGATTCCCAGCAGCAGGCATTTGTTTGATACGGATAATCTCACGACTAACACCATCAATACTGATCCGCCCCTGTATGGTGGGCATGGCACCGAAAACAGCACTTGTTACTTGAATATCAGACGCAGTTACCAAATCATCAACGTATTCTTTCGAAACACCGCTAGCCGTGGCATCCAATGGAATGGGCGTGCCTTCTGTCATTGGGTCGTATTCGGTGGCGCCAGCTACTAATGGCACATACTCTATTATGCCCTGCTTAAACTTGGCCATCAGCTTGATAGCCGTTGCTGTCATGCGCGGATAAAAATCAGCCATTGGTAAACTTACCTTTTTTAATGTCGTAAACGCGAACCTTGCCGCCGGTGTATATGTCGCGTGTCGCTGCATACTCAACCGCCTGTTTTGCGGTCTTGCCGTGGTCTATTGCTGCTATTGCCCAATCTCTGCCGCTGCCTATACCAGTAGTGAACGAACATTTCTGATAGTTAACAATATCATCCGACATAAATACATTATAGGCACAGCCATTCATAACAAGGATAGCATCACACTCAAGCTCTCCATCTTGGGGATCGCTTGAGCCGTGCTCGTTATTTTCTACCAGCCTAACCAATGTATCAAAATCACCTATTGATCCAGCTAAGAACATTACCCCTTTGGAGCTTTCAATGGTCTTATTAGCCGTGTCTGTTGCTATTACACTACCAGTGGTTAAGCGGCTATCGCAGGCAATCTGCCCGCGCTTATGATCATAGACGATGGTGGTCATAGCTAATTACCCGTGTGATACAGTAAAGTTACTCGAACCATAACCGCCACTAGCCAAGAATGGCGCTAGCATAGCATTAAGTTTGCGGTATACGGTCGCTTGGTTTCCTGTATCTGAGTATGACACTGAAACGGCACCAAATACAGTTTCTTGTGTCACTCTTTGGCCAACATCGCCTAGCGGGTCTTCGCCGCGGTCGTAAATCAAGGCCGCTTCCATCTGGGCTGCTATAATGTTAAATGGCACTTCTGTAGCGCCATCGCGAGGCCATGACAAAGGTTGCAACGGGTCTGTTTTTTCACCCTTGTAAGTTTGCAGTTCTATATAGTCAAGCGCCAGTGTAAGCGTCTGGCTAGACGGCCTTAACAGTGTAACGCCTCTCGCAGCAGCCACTGCTTCGTATTCTTCTGTTGTTGTATATCCGATTAGTGCCATTATGATTTCGCCTTACTGGTGCGTGTGATTACATAACGTATGTCGTACAGATCAACCGTGTTATCAGCCCTAACCTTCACTGTAGCGCCGTTTGCTTCCCATGTGTTGAGCGTATAGCCAGACACTGAGAAATTAATAGGGCGCACTACACCATTGCCTTTAGGGAAGGTGATAATACGCTTGTACAAGTCTTGGCCACTACCTATGTCGAACCATATCTCTACAAAAGATGTGTTCGCATTAGTAGGTATGGCCAATAGATCAACTGTGATAGCTATACCATCGCCATTACGACCAGTGATCACAGTTCCATCATAGAACGTATCGACATCGAGCGGCTTCTGTGTCTCAATGTTATTACCAGCATTGTTAGGCAGTATTGTGTCCGTGTTGGCTGCCACTGAGAATGGAGAGCCAGACGTGTATTGCGTATCGGCATATTGTGCCCAGCCGAAGTTCCCATAAATCTCAGTAAACATCGAGTTGAATATATTAGCAATAGCCGACCACAGGCCGCTATTTGGTATTGTTTGTTTAGCCATAGTTGCTCATTTCCGTGTTAGGTTCTAATTCTGTTGATGCTGTTAGTCCGAATGCAGGACTGCGCGGGCCGATTTCTTCAAACTGCATATATATGTCGATCACTTGTGTTGATCCGTTTGTATTCTTTACGACTATACTTGGCGTGTTAGATTCACAAGCAATAACAGACGATTGAATAATGCCGTAGCCTGTGTCCAGCTTGCTACCTTGTGCCGTGGCCGCATAAAACAACTGGCTTGTGGTCGGCGTTTCATCTACCGAACATATATTCATATTGTTAGGCGCAAATATACCATCAG